TTTAGCGAAGAAATCGGCAACCGATATACAATTGAATTTTGACCTGCCTCGATGTACCGATCCCTTCACATCATCTCCATATGTGGCAACTGATACATAGTCCCTAAATCTGTAACGGGCTCCATATATATCAAACCATGCACATCTAAGTTGAATCGAATTAACGATCGAATTGATGTAAACAGTGAAATTTTGCCCAGAAGGATTTGAACCCAATAACTGTATAAGTGCCCCATTGTATGCTACAAAAGGAAAAATGACATCAGCCGACAAAGTTTCCATAATGCGGAGATCTTCGTCCGTATAGTTCCCCGTCGTTCTCGCGAGATCTATCATTACAGCAAAAGCTGCCATGACTGAATCTGCAGGCATACGCAAATCGTATTTACTATAGTCACCTGCAAGAATTCGATCTTTACCGAACTTAGTGATGTGTTGGTGAAGCTCTTCCCACTCCGGTCCTGCAGCATTGACACCAACAGCACACTCACTGAGCAAAGGCTGGAGGGACAAAAACCTAGCTATTGGCAGGAAAAATTTCCTCAACAACAACTGCAGAAGGAGTTCAGAAGCCTCAAACACACGAACTTTATCTTTGTCTACACGAGTCGCTTCATCCTTAAGGCAGGCCTTGAACACAGTACCCGGACGTTTGCCTTGTTTCAATAATTCCTCAGCTTTGTCGAATTCTTCCCAAATGAAATCAGGAAAGGTACTCTTAACAGTAACTGTGTTATCTTCAACATGGGCCGGCAACAGATACTTTGATTTAGGGCCCCCCAAATACATCCCAGTTGATGTGTTCTGTGGCATCCGGTCAATGAACCTGATACCATCAATACCAGACACAATATGTAAACGCGAAAGTGGTCCTAAATACTTCTGGAACATCTGTTTCTTGATATTCTTCTTGAGAGGTTCCAAGAAATCGGTAACCGCCCAAGCCATGTGAGTGTGTGGCATGTTAACAGAGGGGTTGATAAGATGGATCAAAGTATCCCTCCATGCCTTCCATGGTTCTCCC